GTTCCACCACAAGTTCAGATGCAATTGGCTCAATCTAAGAAAATGATTCAAGACTTAGAACAGCAGATTTCGCAAATGACTATGGATATGAAGTACCGAGCTTCTGTTGAGGAATACAAGCAACAAGCTGAAACACAGCGTAAACAGATGGATATTGATGTACGCAGAGAAGATACGCATATTAGAACTGCTACTCAAGCCCAAGATACTGTGATTAAGACTGAAACACAGAAAGAAATTGAGCAAATGAAAGCGCAATTAGCGTTATTATTAGCGAATATGACTATGAAAGATGAGCAATTAGCTCGAGATGAAGCCATTGAAAGGGGAATCTAAATGTCAGTTGCTGCTAGAGGTAAAAAATACGGAACTCAACCAAGCTGGGCTTTAGACCCAAAAACCAAACTTGAGCTAAAAATTAGGGAAAATATTAGAAAACTACCAGCACAGCATGGTGGAAAGCTATATGACCCTGAAGTTGAGCAAGCTATTAAAAACAAGTCTATTTCTATGGCAGACGCAGGTAAAGTAAATGCTATTCAAGAAATGATGCGTAAAGAAAGAGAATTAAAAGCAGGAAAACAAGAAGGCGATGGCAGTGACCATAATACAGGTCGTAACGATTCTGTTATTTATGAACATAAACGCAATAAATAAGGCAATCTAATCGGAGGATATATGCCAACAGTAACAGGTGCAAACGTAACAGAGTGGAAAATGAAGGAAATGGCTCGCAGAGCTGGCAAGAAATATGAGCCAGAGCAGCCTAATCCATTCAAAGGTATGGACAAAGAGCAACTGAAAGAACAGAAAACTTTGATGAAAGAAGCTAAAAAAGCATCAAAAGAAAAATAGACAAGAATTAAATTTAGTAGTATTTTTAACTTAAATTGGAGCTTGAGAAATCATGGCCGAGCAAGAAGTTGTAAGAGAAGCAGCAAACGTAGTAGATAGTAGCAACGCAGCAACCTTTTATGCAGAAAGATTAGGTTTAGCTGACCAAGAGCCTACTGAGGCTGAATCTGTAAAGGAAGATTCAGAGCCAGAACAGGTCGAGGCGCAGAGTGAACCGGAAGCAAAGGAAGATGCTAAGGAACAGAAGCGTGGTGACAAGCTTAATAAGCGGTTCGATAAAGTAACGAAAAGGGCTCAGGAAGCTGAAGCCAAAGCTCGTGAACTAGAGGAACGTCTAAAGAGTTATGAAGCAGGGAATGTTACAAGACAAGAACCCCAAAGGGTTGTGTCTAGTGATAAACCCCAAGCAAGCCAGTTTAATGATGCTTTTGAATATGCAGAAGCATTAGCGGAATGGAGTGCGGAAAATGCTTTAAAGCAAAGGGATGAGCAAGAAGCTAGTCGCAAAGCGCAAGAAGCTCAGGAAAAGCTGACAAAGGCTTGGAGTGAGAAGATTGCAAAAGCGAAAGAAAACTTGCCTGATTTTGATAGGATGGTGAAATCATCGGACATAGTCATTAGTGACCCTATTCGTGATTCCATTATTGATAGTGATGTAGGCCCACAACTCCTATACCACTTAGCTACAAATGAGGACTTTGCAAAGGAACTGACAGAAATGCCAGTTGCTAAGGCTCTTAAACAGTTAGGCAAGTTAGAAGCGCAATTTGAAGCTAAGGATACCCCCAAAGCTGAGAAGAAAAATGTTTCAAGTAGTAAAGCACCTGAACCAATCAAGCCGTTAAGCGGTGGCAAAGTTGGCAAAGATGTAATGATAGACACCAATGGTGAATTTCATGGCACTTATGCTCAATGGAAAGCTGCAAGACAGGCAGGAAAAGTCAGATAAACCTAATTTTTTTGGAGAATTAAAATGGCAAATACGCTATTAACTATCTCTAAAATCACCAACGAAGCGTTGATGGTTTTAGAAAACGAATTAACATTTACATCAGAAGTTGACCGCAACTATGATGACCAATTTGCTGTGGTAAATTAATCCTGCCTCAGTTTAACTGTAGTATTGAGGAGCCAAGATTGGCGCTACAGTTAACGTCCGTAAATAGAACAGGTGTGCGGACGTAAAAGTTTCTCTGATTGACTTGGAAGCCCAGAGGTGGGCGACAGGGGGCAAGCGAAAGCAGCCTGAACGACTAAGTGAGAAGCCTCCGAAAGGAGATGCGATAGTCTGAACAGCGATATAACTAAAGAAGTCGCTGAGTTTGAGTCGAAGAACTCGAACCGCCATTGAAAGATGGTCAGTAGCCGAAAGGTGAAAGTAACAGAATGAGGCCTGGACGCTTTATTGGAACTACAGGGCCAGCCCTGAACGTAGAAGACTTGAACGAAACCAGCGTTCCAGTTACTTTGTCGACCCAATTCCACGTGGACACTCAGTTCACTACTCAGGATTTGGCTCTGTCTTTGGATATGTTCTCTGACCGCATCCTAAAGCCAGCAGTTGCAGCTATTGCCAACAAAATCGACTTTGATGGTACAACTACAGCAGCTTTGAACACAGCTAACATCGTTGGTACTGCAGGTACTCCTCCAACAGGTCTATACACTTACTTGTCAGCACAAGCGTATCTTGACTCTGAAGGCGCACCACGTGATGGCCGTAGAAGCTGTATCGTTGAGCCATTTACATCTGCAACTATTGTTGACAGCTTGAAGGGCTTGTTTGTACCAACAGAAGCGATTTCTAGTCAATATACAAAAGGCTTGATGGGTCGTGACTCTGGCGGTATGAACTGGAAGCTTGACCAAAACATCGTGTCACAAACTTTTGGTAACTTCTCTAGCTCTACTGTTACTGCTTCTGTAGCTACTACAACTGCTACTGGTTTCTTGACTTCTGGTTGGGCTTCACAATCCACAATCACTTTGACTGCTGCTAACACAGGCACAATCAACTTAAATGCTGGTGATACATTCCAAATTGCTGGTGTGTATGCAGTAAACCCACAAAATCGTCAAGCTTATGGCACAAACAAACTGCGCTCATTCGTAGTTAAGTCTGCTGTTTCTGTGGCTTCTGGTTCTTCTGTTTCTGTAACTGTTTCTCCTGCTGTTATTAGCGGTGGTCAGTTCCAGAATGTGAGCATCCCTAACCCATCAGCAACTGCTGCTGTGACATTCTTTGCATCACAATACAATGCAAGTGGTAATGGTGTAGTTTCTCCACAAAACATCGTAATGCATCGCAATGCGTTCACAATGGCTATGGCTGACCTTGAGTTGCCTGAAGGTGTTCATTTCGCTGGTCGTGCATCAGACAAAGAAATCGGTCTGTCAATGCGAGTCGTTAGGCAGTACACCATAAATAACGATAGTATTCCAACTCGTGTTGACGTTCTGTATGGTTGGGCTCCTCTCTATCCTGAACTCGCTTGCCGAGTTGCAGCTTAATAACTAACGGATAACGAAAGGAAACTATTATGTCTAATCCAGGACCAGCAGTAACTAATTCAGCCCATCCCTCGAATGTAACGACTGACCAAGCATTACGCTTGTTAGCCGTTGTTAAAGGGATTAATGCTAACTCTGTAGCATCTACCGCAATTCCAGTTAATAACACAAATAACTACTTGCCAACTTCCATTATTTTCACTAATGCGAACAACGCAGGTGCAGTAGCTAACCTTAGCTCTGCTGTTATTTCTGTTTATACTGCTCCAGGTGGTGCAAGCGGAAGTGGTACTGAAGTTTTTGCTCTTACTACTTTGACCAACAACACAGCTTTGCTAGGCACTACAGTAGCTACAGCTTATGAAAGCACTTTAGCTTTCTCAGCTCAAACTTTGTATGCTTATGTTGGTACGGCAGCAGGCGCAGTCGGTACTGTAGATGCCTACATCTATGGTTACGACTTTAGCTAAAAACTAATGAAGTAAAGGGAAAAGCCATGCTCAAAAGGTATGGCTTTTTTTCTTATATACCCTATAATTGATTTACCTTATTTAAAGGAAAAAATATGTCATCTACTACTATTGCTCGTGGAAATGTCCTTTCTTCCACAGTTATTCAATATACCCTTCCAGTAACAACTATTGCTGATTCTTCTGATGAAGTAACTATTACTGTTCCTGATGTTCAAGTAGGAAATGTAGTGCTTGTTTCTACTGGTTTTGCACAAACTAAAGGTGTTGCTTGTGTAAATGCTCGAGTAACTGCTGCAAATACTATTGCTTTGGACTTTGTAAATGCTACTGGCGCATCTGCTGTTACTGTTGCTGGTGTTTATTACCTAAAAGTTATCAAGCCAGAAAATTTGCCTTTGCCTTCTAGCGCAGTTTAAGGAGTTAAAACATGGCTTACAATTCAGCTTTTGCACCTTTTGGACCAACATACTTAGTTGGCAGTTTGGCTCCTGTTCAGGTTAAATCTAGCAACAATGTATACCCTTCAGGTTATCGAATTGTAAACATTACTGCTAGTGCTATTCGAGTATCTTGGCAACCACAAGAGCCTAACGATGCGACCTCAACTCCTGTTGTTACAGCTCCTGCTTTGACTGTTCCTTCTTACAATACGTT